TGGACGGGAAGGGGCCTTGGTGCATCCTTCACGGGGACCTCATCGATTGGTTCGAAAACGAAGCGAAAACCTGGAAGAAGAAAGCAGATGCGTGATGGCCGCTGGTTGTGCGTGTTTGGCGATGCAAAAACATCACTTGGTGAAGTACTCAGGCGACCGGAAATGCCTCGGAAACAATAGGGCTGATCCGCAGTCATGGTGACTGAAACATGAGCCTCGCTTCGGCGGTGCTTTTTCCATTTTTGTATGCAAAAACCAGACTTTTGGCGTGTACCCCGAAAACATGTCAATAGTCTATCGTATGTCTTTTGAGTATCCAGGACGTATCTAGCGCGTCCCCTCCAAAATTCCCCCCTTACAATCCCCCAATAGAAGCACCGAAACATCGAGCTCGGTGTAAGCCAGCTACACAGCCAGCGTAAACCCAATATGCTCTCTCCAGGACACTATCGAGACTCCCTGGAGTGAGGAGGAAGTGTCGTGGCCGAGCAAACATGCGTAAAGGAACAAGGGCAAAAGCTACGACCGCATCGGGAAGACTGGAAACATGACCTCCTCAAGGCGGCTAACTATTTGTCCAACGTATATTTTCTGCTCGTGCGAGAGGATTGGACAGGCATGTCATGAAGGCTAACCAATTTACATCTAAAAAGAGACGGATCTTCCTGGAGACCCTGGCCAATGTCGGCAATGTAACCCTCGCAGCCAAGGAGGCCGGAATTTCCAGGGTGACTCTCTACGCACGCCGTAAGCAGGAAGAAAGGTTCGCTCTGGCGTGGGATGATGCGGAGAAGCAGGCGGCAGATGTCCTAGAGGCCGAAGCCAGGCGAAGAGCCTGCGTCGGAGTGTTAGAGCCAGTCCATTACCAGGGGCAAAGAGTAGATGAGGTGAGGAGGTACTCGGACACACTTCTCATTTTCCTGATGAAGGGCTGCAACCCGGCGAAGTACGGAGATAGGGTCAAGGTCGGTGTAGGGGGGCTTGCTGACGGAGAGCCGCTCACGATCAAGCATGTGGCAGTCTTCGAGGGGGATGAAGACCTTGATACAGGGGAACACGGCCAGGGAAACACGGCAACCTAGAAAGCTGGTGCTCTACAAGCCGCATGCGGGCCAGCGGGAGCTACATACATCGACTGCCCGTTTTCGTATTGCCACCTGCGGGCGCCGGTTTGGAAAGACGTATGCCGCCGTCAACGAATGCGCTCGGATTGCCTGGGAGAATCCAGGAAGGCTGGTCTGGTGGGTTGCCCCGGTATACGACTTGGCGCAGATCGGATTCCGGATGTTCAGTCACTGCTTTGCCCCTATCGTTGCAGACGTCTCCAGAGCCGAGCGACGCGCAGGTCTGTCGAACGGATCGTCTGTGCTGTTCCGAAGCGCCGATCACTGGGAGAACTTGGTTGGAGAGAGCCTGAAGTTTCTGGTGATCGACGAGGCTGCGCGGGTAGACGTAAGGGCCTGGGAAGAATCGCTCCGGCCGACGCTTGCAGACCAGAGGGGCAGGGCGCTGATTATCGGCACTCCGAAGGGCAAGAACTGGTTCTACCATCTCTGGACGAAGGGCCAGGACCCTGAGCTCAAGGGCGAGTACGAGAGCTGGCAGTTTCCGACCTCGAAAAATCCATACATCGACGCAAGAGAGATTGATCAAGCCAAGAGCTCGCTGCCAATAGATACCTTCAGGCAGGAGTGGGAGGCCGCGTTCCTCGAAAGCAACGCTGGGGTATTCAGAAACTATCTCGCCTGCGTGAAGCCCTACACAATTCCGATCGCCCCGGACCGGGATGTTGAGTACTACGCCGGGCTCGATCTTGCCCGCCTGCAAGACTTCACCGTGCTAACGATCCTCGACCAGGACAAGAGAGTCGTGTTTTTCGACCGCTGGAACAAGGCCGATTGGGAGGTGCAGATCAATCGCATCATCCCGATTGTGCAGAGGTACGAGGCGCGCCTTGTCGTGGATTCTACCGGGGTTGGTGACCCGATTTACGAGCGGCTGCGTAGGGCAGGGCTGGACACCAGTCCGTTCAAGTTCACGAACGAGACGAAGCAGCGGCTGATCGAGGCTTTGATTATGACGATCGAGCGCGGGGAGATCCAGTACCCGGAGATCAAAGAGCTTCTGCACGAGCTCGATATCTTCGAGTATCAGCTTGGAGCGACTGGCACGGTGAAATACTCTGCACCGCCCGGCTATCACGACGACTGTGTAATTTCTCTGGCTCTCGCGAATTGGTCTGTGCACAACGCGGTCCGAACAGGGGTTCGCTATGTATGAGGAGATCTATGCCAGTTGAGCGTGAGCGCCTTGGCCTGGACGAGCCCATATTGAAGCCACGCGAGTGGTGCATAGCGATCATGCTGTCCGTCTCTCTGATTGCGGCAGGGTTCGTCCTGGGTCTGGTTGCGCAAGCATTGATGACGCATTGCGAGTGCATGAAGTCAGGAGAGCCCATACAGACAGCGATGGTGTCGGTAGGCGTAACTTCTGACACGGGCCTTCGCTACGACTTCGATTCGGGATCGTGTATGTGCGCAGATCTGGTGATCGACGACCAGGTAGAGGGAATGCAGTGCACCTGCATCGGCACCCAGGTGAACGAGGTATTCACGTTTGTCGGAACCAAAGAGGCGTATTTGTTTTACAGGGGTATGTGCGACAAGCGGGTCGCTTCATTATCGTCAACCCATGAAGAGACGAGGAGGTAAGACATGAGATTCCACAACAAAGTACGGCTTGGCCTGGTGCTGCTGTCGGTGCTTGCAGCGACGAGTGTTTTTGCAGTTGATCCGATCGTACCGCCTGGGTACATCCCATGGTTCAGTGTGGAGATCACGGAGCCTACTCCGGACACGATCAGCATGTCTGGGGCTGCCGCCATATTCCCGGCATGGGACGCAATCACGGTCGTTGTTGCAGCTTCTGGACTTGTGGCTGCAAGTGTGCCAAGCGACCCGAGCGCAGAGTACCTTATTCTACCCGAAGCAACTGTGACACCTCCGGCGACCTGGTTGGGGCCTTCGATCCAGAAGGCAGCGAACTGGAATGTGCGTTTTACAAAAAGCACCGGTGGAGTTACTCGCTACACGGTCTTTCAGAAGACCCGAACAGTCTATTCTGGATGCTCGAAGCCTGGGACTCCGGCGCTGAGCAAATAGGATCGAGAACATGGCAATCGACCTGGGCGAGTGGGGCTATGCAGGAACGGAATGGCAAAGAGGAGAACTTGCCATGGATGCGAAGAACTATTTGCAAGACAGGTACCACCAACCTGCGCCATTTGCGAAAGATGCCAGGATGTCTTCCTTGAAGCAGCGCCTATGGAAAGAGTACGGAACCTATGAGCACCCGGCGGAGTGGGACGGATCTGTGTACGGAGGCGGTAAGGTCAGCCAGCGCTTCTGGGAGTACCTCATCGGGATCGAGTATCTGGACGGAGCGCAAATTGACGAACTTGTAGACATCGGGGGAGGGAACCGGGACAAGCACTTCTACGCTCGCGTGCTGGCCCCGGTAGCGTCCAAGGTGCACGTCGTTGACCTGGAGGTACAGCACGACGGATTCAAGCGGGACGGTGCCGACGTGATCTACTTCCACAAGGCCAAGAAGACGGCCATGTGGTTTCGGGACTGGCTGCACGGGCATCCTCACGTTACAACTGCGGTGTCCATATCGGCCTTCGAGCACATGCCGGACGACATCAAGGTTGCCCACTGCAAGGCGATCAACGAGGCCGAACATGTGAATCTATTTGCACTCACGTTTGAGTTCCATCCGGTTCCAGCGATTGTGCAGAAGATGTTCTATCCAGACATTGTGCATACGCAGAGCCTAGACATGATGGTCAGGGCATTAAACAACTTCTACCTAGACCGGATGGACTCTTCTCCTGTCCAATGCGTGAATACGATGAGTGTGTTGACTCCATGGACGAAGTGGTACCCGCTTGCGCTCAAGTTCGTGCGCTGGAGGTAGTGGAATGCTGGGCCTCGAAAGTACGGTAGCAAAACTTGAGCAGGCGAACCGAGAATTGCAGAACAGGCTGCAAATGCTTGAGCTCCTGTTGGATGCAATCGGGCTCGGGCTGTTCAAGTATCGGTGGATAGACCTGAAAGCACAAGCACAGCAAGACAAAGACGGGAGGTGAGCCATGGAATGGACAAAGATTTTTACCGACAACTGGGAGATCGTTTCTGGTGGTGTTGCAGGCATCATTGCTCTTGCGTTTCTGTTTACGAAGATGACGAAGACATCGGTCGACGACAAGGCGGTCGGCCTGCTTTCCTCAGCGTGGAAAGTCATCTCTGGATTACTGGGGAAAAAGAAAGCGTAGCTTCCAAATGGACGCCTATGCGTACATCACGCTTCCTTTCTATGTGAAGCAGTACGACTGTGTATCCGAGGAACAGGATGGGGCCTGGTACGATGCGCCGTTTTACGATGCGGACGAGTCGATTGTTTCAGTGTACGGAAGAGCCGGAGTTGGAATCAAGCCTGGATTCCGGGCTGTATCCAGGATGGCCTACCGCGAGTATGGGACAGACGGAATCGACGAAAGCTTGCGCATACGATACCAAGCGATGGCGAAGCGTTCCAAGAGGGGGAACGAATGATGGACTTTGCGTCTGCTCTGAACGTGTGCCTGATCGTTGTGGTGTTCTTTGCGTGCTTGTGCGCAACCGGGCTCGCGTTGTCCTGGCCGGTTTGGAAGGTACTTGACTTGCTCGGAAAGTACCTGAACGAAGAAGTCGAGAAAGACGAGCGAAGGTGACATGAAGGTAGAAACCAAATACCGGCTGCTTCTCAAGACGCTTCGGGCGCTGGTACATATCCTTCCGGCTCCGGCCTGGCTGTGGCTGGTGATACGTCTGCAGGTACCTGCGGTCGTATTTGGCACCATGCTGGTCGGGTGGATGGGTACACGACGCTTCATGGTTGTCCCGATCGTTCCCATGGACGAGACGAAGTGGGACAAGCAAGACCGTATGGCATGGTTGATGTGCATGAAAAGCGTGGACGCAACCAGACACATACAAGCGGAGGCTCTTTCGAACGAGACGAAGCAACATGAAACAGAAGTGCGCTCACAGGGGCACGAGCTCATCTTGAATTAGAACTGCCTGCTTCCTTGGATGGAAGCATCGGGCCACCAGGTGGTTGAGGCGGACGGGAGGACGCGGACGTGGCGAAAACAACCAGGCTACATCGGATGATGAGCAACCTTGCGGTTGTCAAGGGCTCGTGGGACTCTATCTTTCTTCGGAACCTGGAAGACAAATACTCTCCCGGAGAGGACGTGCTCCAGGACCCGTATGCCAAGAGCGATCTTGTATACGTCTGCATCTCGACTACTCAACGCGCCGTAAGCCAGGTCCCGATCGTTGTCTATTACCAATCGAAGGGCAAGGACGGAAAGACAGACTGGGTGCCAGCACAATCGGACGATGCGTACCAGCGGCTGTTCGACGAATCTCCAAGCCCAGTCGCTGATCCATACGCATTCAAAGAATCGATCGTCGGGAACTACCTGCTCGACGGGTTCGTAGCGATCGTTCCGTTTCCTCCAAAGAAGTACCCTCCGGACGCTTTGTATGTCATCCCGAAGAAGTACATAACTCCGATCAAGCACCCGCAGACGAAGCAGCACATCGGCTGGAAGTACCAGCCGGGCGGGGACAAAGGCCCGCAGTTTGCGTTCGAGCTGTCCGAGGTTGTGCACCTTGCCCTCTGGAGCCCGGACGATCCGATCATGGGCGTGAGTCCCATGAAGGCGGCTGCAAGAAAGCTGAAGATCGACTACAAGGCAACCGTTTACAACGAGAAGTTCTTCGATAACGGGGCCGTCCCGCACGGCGTGCTTACCGTTCCGGAAGCCAGGGGCCTTGGAGACAAGACGTTTACTCGACTCCAGGATCAGATCGAAGGGAGGCACACGGGCTTCAGAAGTGCGCACCGAATGATGATTCTGGAGGAGGGGCTCCAGTACACGCAGACCGGGCTTTCCCAGGCAGACATGCAATTCGTCGAGCTCAGTCGCCTGAGCCGTGAAGCGATCATGCAATGCCTGGGCATGAAGAAAACGATCATCTCCGTGATCGAGGACGTGAATCGAGCGACGGCAGAAGCCGAGCGCAAGGAGTGGTGGAAGGGCACCATCATCCCGACCCTGGAGCGCATAGCGTTTGGGCTCACGCAGAAGATCCTCCTGCCGGCTACCGGCTGGGGGAAGGGGTACCTCGACTTTGATACATCCGGGGTGGAGGCCCTGCAAGAAGACTACGAGCAGAAGGTTCGGGTTGCTGGCATGCTTTCCAATCTCGGGTTTACGGCAAACGAGATCAACCAACGGCTTGAACTCGGGTTTGAGAGCAAGCCATGGAGAGACGTTTGGTACATACCCGTGAGCTTGGTTCCGGTGGGGGAGGGGTCTATGGGCGGTGGTGGTGCGGAAGCAGAGGGGACCCCTCCGTCCGCCCAACCTTCCGGAACAGAGAAGCCGCAGGACGGCTTGCCGCAGCCCGAGGTCGCTCTTCTGGACTCCGGGATAAACAAGGGAGCGGAGGCCGTCGAGCAAGTTCCGGCATGGGAGAAGCGGGCGGATGTTGTCTGGAAGGGACTGGTTGCACATACCGGGCAGACCGAGGACTTGTTTCAGCGCAAGGTCAGCAGGTTCTTTTACGACCTGCGCCAGCGGTCCCTGAAGCACCTGCTCTCCAGCCGAGACATTGATGCGCTGCGTTCGGAAGAGTTCAAAGACGAGCAGAAGTCGCTCGCGAAGTGGCTTCGGCCCTTGTACTACGAAGGCGCCAAGCACGGAATCGAGAGCGCGAAGACGGAGATCGGTAACCCGGAAACGCGCCGGGACGTGGAAGAC